CTGTAACGTCGCGCGCGATTTGTCACCGTTTAGCGATATGTTTGTCACTGCCTGATCTGCCGCTTTTGCGCCGGATTTGTCACGGTGAATGCACATGGCACCGTGCGAGGGACGCACGTCCCGATTGCCGCCCACTGCACCGAAAAACGGGCGCTGGCAGCTTCACCTCAGCCCGCCCGGCGAGGCGTCGGCGCAAGGTTCCGCTATACTCTCGAAACATTTCCGTAAGAACAAAGTAATGCGCGTGTCGCGCATGCCAAAAAATCGAGGGAAGAAGTGGAACGGGGTATCTCGTATGTCTGCATCTCGCTTACCCGTGCGCAAGACCGGCGCACCAAGATGGTGGAGCAGTTTGCCAATCACGGCATTAATGCACGGTTCTTCGATGCATTTGACCTGAAGGGAGCTGTCGAAGCCATACCGGGTTACGACGCAGCCGGTCGCCAGCGGCGCTATGGCTGGCAGCTCTCTCGCGGGGAGGTCGGTTGCTACCTTAGCCATCGTGCGGCGTGGCTCCAACTGGTGCAATCCGGCAAGGAAGCAATGTGCGTCATGGAAGACGACATCACGCTGCTCGACGGGTTCAAAGCCGCTACGCTCGAACTCTACGACGCTCGCCAGCATTGGGATATGGTGCGGCTGATGTGGATCAACGAGCGTCAGCAATCCGAGTATGCGCGTCTTCCGAGCGGGACCAGATTGATGTGGATGGAAAACCCGGTGGGCTTGCAGTGCTACATGATCACGCGAACCGCCGCGCAGCGCATGCTGGACTACACGGCGAAAATCACGCATGCGATTGATATCGCGTTCGATCGCAACTGGGAGCACGGGCAACGGATGTATGTCACGTCTCCGCAGTTCGTAGCAGACACCGGCGCGCCGACGACGATCACTGACAGGCCTGATAGTCGAACGCTCATGCAGCGATTGAAAGCCAAGTATTACCGTAAGGTCGAGCGGCGCACGTCACGCCGCTTCAACGAGGAGCATCGGCCAAAGCGCCCGATTCAAATCGAAATCGCGCCTGCCAACGTCGAGGCAACGCCGACGCCCGCGTGAAGCATAGCTCGGCGGCGGGCGCGAACGCAAAGCGCCTGCCAATAAGCCGTCGACCTTTCCCGCCAGTTCGTCGAATGATTGCTGTCAGAACAAACCGCCTGTCAGCGTTCCGGGCTCCCAGTTCGTAATCACAAGCTCGCGGCTCTTTGACGCGCCGCCAGTTGCGTTGTTCAAACTGTACTTGATTGACAGTCCGAGCATCGGAAAACCATCGAACGCTCGACGAATGTCGGGATGATCGTTGATGCTCACCATCACCTTGCCTTTACAGGCGCGCATCATAGCCGCCATCCGTTCGTATTCTTCGAACGGGAACGGAACGCCATATCCCTCGGTCTGCCAGTACGGTGGATCACAATAGAAGAACGTGTGCGTCCGATCATACCGCGCCATGCATTCGTACCAAGGCAGGTTTTCGACGTGTGCGCCAGCCAACCGCAGATGTGCGGCTGACAGACTCTCTTCGATCCGCAACAGGTTGACCGACGGCGCGGTCGTAGCGGTGCCGAACGTCTGCCCTTCAACTTTGCCGCCGAAGGCATGGTGCTGCAGGTAGTAGAACCGTGCTGCGCGTTGTATGTCGGTAAGCGTTTCCGGTACCGCGAGCTGGTGCCATTTGAATACCTGTCGACTCGAAATCGCATACTTGAATTGCCGCACGAACTCTTCAAGGTGGTGCTGCACGACGCGGTATAGATTCACCAGCTCGCCGTTGATGTCATTCAGCACCTCGACTGGTGCAGGCATCGGCCGTAGGAAGTACAAAGCGGCACCGCCGCAGAACACCTCGACGTAGCATTCGTGTTGTGGGAATAGCGGAATGAGTTGCTCGGCCAAGCGACGCTTGCCACCGAGCCACGGAATGATGGGTTGTGCCATTTAGGGTGCGAATTGTCTGTTAAACTCGCCCTGCCTTCGCGAAGGTGGCAGGGCCTTGGCTTCTCACTGTTCCGCGCAGTGAGTAAGTGACCGGCACGAGTGCTCACTACACTCGTGCCGGTCGCCTTGTTCCGAACAAAAATGAAGTGTTACTCGCTTGTGGGCGCATCCGGCCACCGCACATCCAGCGGGAAGCCCGGTTGTTCCGGCAGATCGCGAAGCGTCTGCCGATAGGCTACCCACTTCTCCCGAGTTACCGCCGACACGTCGGGCGCTTGTGTCCAGTCAGACGCACGAAGGAGCGAATCCCGTTGTTCTCGCGCCTTCTGTGCGGCGAGGACCGGGCGGAGTTCTTCGCCACGCTTAAGCAGGTCCGTAACGTCCGGCGGCACAACGGAGCAATTCCATTGCGCGATGAACGCATCGCCGCACTGAAGTCCCGTTTGCCGATCTAGTGGATGGCCTACCCAATAATCGCGCCCGTGGACGAGCTGCGGCCAGCGATCCTCAATCGCCATGATGAGAAGTTCGTGCTCAACCAAGTAGCCTCCTTACGTGTTGCGAATACGGGTGCATCGCAGGAACAACGTGCGCGGTGCAGCGTCGCCGTTCCAGTTGTCGGTTCGGAGGCCCTTCACGAACCATGAGTCCGGCGCATCCACAGTCGTCGTGCCGGTGCTTTGTCGAAGTGGGCCGAATTCCGCAAAGTCATAGGGCTGGCACGTTGCACCTGCATTCGCTTTGCCATTGTCCCGGTTGTACAAGTCGTTCAGCACATCGTTCGACCAGCCTCGGTTTTCGAACCACCAGTTTCCGTCCGGCGTCATGCGATGCGAGCCTCGCGAGAACATGTTGCCCCAATCATCCACGGCCCACGTTACTGCGCTGTAGCCGTTGTTGATGATTTCGAAACCGCCGCCATCGCGCGCTCGAAAGTACGTGCTAACGTCTTGGCCCTCTCGCCAGTTTCTGAGCTGGAAGTCCGCCTGCCAGCCTTGCTTACTGAGCGCCAAGCGGCCACCAACGGTACCGCCGGACGTGTTCAGCTTCGAGTCAGGATCGAAGCTCATATCCGTCCACAGTTTTCCGTGATTTTGACCGTTGATTGAAAGCCATGCGGCATTACGCTCGTTGTTCGTCGTGAGCATGTACGGCACACCATCGCCGCTTTTTACGGCGAACCCTTGCACCCATTGCTGCGTCGCGTAGGTTCCCGATAGCGCTTGTACGAATGCCGTCGTCGCGAGTCGTGTCGAGTTATCCTTTGCATCCGGTGTCGGGGCTGTCGGCGCTCCAGTCAGCGCTGGCGAATCGAGTAGCGCGACGCGCTGAAAATCGACCTCGGTCGAATACAGCGACGAAGCTGATCCCCCTTCCAACTTGATGCGACGGCAAGCGATCAGTCCGCGTGTGCCTTTCGGGTTTCCGTCCAGCACCTTGCGGATGCGCAGTTTTCGCGTGCCACGCGGAACGGCAGACGATGCACTCAAATACGTCCAACCCGCATCGGGAGGAGCCTTTAACGGCAGAGATTGCCCGAGAATCTTCGGCGGAGATGCGTCATCGTAGAATTCCGCATCGATATAGAAGCTTCCCCCGGTCAGTCCGCCAGCGAACAGTTCTGCTTGAAGACTGATCGTGACTCCATCGCCAAGCCCGACGAAGTCCGAGTAATCGACAAAGTAAACGACCTTACCGTCGAGATCACGATCAAGCGCCCAAAACGTACCTTCGCCGTAGCTGCCAATGGCTGGTTTGAGCACAAGGCCGTTCGTATCGATGTTGGACGAGTTCCCGGAAAACCACGATGCGCTTCCGAATTCAGCCGACCCATTGAACAGCAGGTTCGGACTGTTGACTCCGTTGACCCGGCCACCCGTTTGGATGCCCCCCGCAATACTGTCCGTGTAAATTTTTCGGATGCCCTTCAGAAGCTGCTTGTTGTCGTTTGGATCAAGTCTCATCCCGACGCTTTCGGGTACGGCGGCAAGCTCTTCTTGAACGGTTTGCATGAAGTGGCGAGTAACAACAGTCCCTTTGATCCCTTGCGAGGGATCGCCCGGATACCAGTTGCCATCAGGCGTGTTGATTCGTTGCATGGTTACTCTTCCTGGTAGATGAAGTAGACGAACGTGTCGGCTGGCTTCAGGTCTTGGAACACGGATTCGAGAATCGGGTCGGCAAACGTCAGCAGCGGCTCGCCAACCGCGCTTTCGTCAACACGGAAGTAGATTTCCAGTGAAGGCGAGCCGTGTACGGTTACACCCCATTGATAGACGATGTCCTCGATCCAGATCGCATCGCCGATCGCACCTTCGTCAACGCGAAATGGCTCCAGCTCGACGATTTCGATCCGGTAGCCCAGAGCGTTTGCCAGTCGCTTGAAGTACGCAATTGACATGCCGCCAGTCTCATTGACCTTGGCGACGACGGTCGATATGCGCTGTTGCAACGTCGCATCCACAGCCGGCGTGATGCCACACACACGCTCCCAATCTGGCAAGAGCTGGTGCGCAAAGAACGGCGTGATGCCGTTCACGATCGTTTCGGCGTCGGCGAGCGCGCGATCCAGCACCTTTCCTTCGGCAGTCAGCTCGGCCGCGAGACGCGGCTCACGCGGATCGTATGAGACGGCAGGAATAAGCCGCCCGAGCAGTTCGGCGTGTTCGTTCATGTCATCGTCCTCAACGTCACCTTGCCGAGCCGGCACCACTCGATCACCTGCGCATCGACCACTGGGACGACATTGGCCGTTGGGCTTTCAAGCACATAGTCTTCGATGCCAAGCGTATCGTTGATGACGCCGCCGATGCGGTTTCGAATGACCATGTCGCCAGGAGACACGATCGCGTTATAGGCTGCGAGACCGGATTCGACAGCCGATTGAGCCGCGTCGAGCGTGATGCCGTTCAGCTTGACGGCCGCCGTGACGTCGTAGAGCTTGATCGACGGCACGACAACGCGTGCATCCTTGGCCCGCACCGGCCGCTGATCGTCAATGTGCGCCTGCACGGCTTTTAATACGTCATCCGAAGGTAGGCCATCTTCGGTCACGATAACGACGTCGACCGTGCCGAGCCCCCGACGCAACGGATAGACAAACGCGGCCGTTACGCCGGCCACCTCCATCGCCCATTGCCAGTAATCATATTTGTTGCCACCGGCCGATGGACGACGAATGCGCTGCAGCAGACGTGCGAGCAAGCTGTCGAGCGTTTCGATTGCCGTGCCGCCACGAAGATTGACGATTGCCAGCGTCGCGTCGACGTTGACCGGAGGCACGGTGAGCGTGAGCGCATCGCCATCCTGGCGGTTTCCGTCGACACCGGCGTCGACGGCCACCACACTGACGACGAGATTGCCCGTCGCGTCGAATGTGCCATCGCTCGTCGTTACATACGCCGTGCCGTCCTGGTACTTCGCGCTCAAACCGCTAGCGAGCTGGACACCGGGCTTGCCTGTTACGCGCACCGTGCCGCTGGCGACAACGGCTGGTTTGCGCTCGATGCCGCGCAGGCGTGCATGCAGGATGAGATTGTCCTCGTCGGCCGTGTCCGGGAATATCTGCTTCGCCGTCCAGACCTGGTGCGCATACAGCCCTTCGATCACGCTGGCCACGCCGCTCGCGCGCACATAGTGGTCGGAATCCGGGCCGATGTCGGCGTCGGAACGCTGGTTCTTGATCTCGCGCAGAATGTTCGCGCGGACCTGGTCGAGCGTCAGAACGGTCGCCGGCATTACGACACCTTGACCGGATGCTGGAAGTGCTGAACGTCGCCTGTCGCGTCATGCACGTCGATGAGAAGAGCGAGCCAGCTTTTTTCGCCCGATGCGGACGACACCGATACCTTGCTCGCTCGCCCATCCTTGACCAGGGGCGCGAGCGCCTGCTCGGCATACTGGACTGCAAGGCGACGCACGCGAGGCGTATCCTTCTCTCGCGCAAGCGTGTGCAGCAGCGAGCCGACGTCCGGCGCGGCCCACCAGGAGCCGAGCGGTGTGGCGAGGCGGATATACACGGCGTTCGCGAGCGTCGTGGTCCGCGTGCCGGTATATCCGCCTGTTTGCGGGTTCAGAAGTGCGTCCATGCCGCGATTGTGATCGCGCGCGCGTGGACAATTCAGATGATGGAGGTCAGTGAGTGCCGCTGATGTCAGGCGACAGGGGTGCCCGTGATGCTGCCCGTTTCCGGATGCTTGTGGCCGTTGAAGCTCTTGCCGCTGATCACGGCATCCTTGTCGACGTTCAGGCTGTCGATGCGCGCGCCGTCGCCACCCGACATCGACATGCCGCCCTTGCCGGTGATCTGCTCGGCCACGTTGAGCGCGTGATCCATATTGACGGTCGGCGTCTTGAAGTTGACCGATTCTTCGGCTTCGATGTTCAGCGTCTTCGTCTTGATGTCGATGACGCGGCCGCGAGCGAGGACGATGGAATCACCTTCGTCCGTGTACAGCGCCACCTCGCCAGCCTTCAACGCCTTCAACCGATACTGACCATGCTCGGTCGCGATGACGATTCCATGACTCGTCTTGCCGCCGACCGGCACCACGACCATCATCGTGCCGGCCGGCGGCGAACTGGTGTAGCCGTAGTGTTGGAATAGTTCGAGGTCGACCATGTTCTCGCCAGCGAGACCTTCGCCGCGAACGGTCGCGGTCGGGCCGTTTGTCTGCACGCCACCGATCATTCCTCGGAAGGCTTGCCGAATGCCGGAAACCGCACGCTGGATGCGCTTGTCGATGTCCTTGATCATTTCATGATGCTCGCGTCGATGGTGGCGTCCGTGACTTCGATCGATGGTCCGCCGCGTTTCTTCTTCCGATGCTTGCGGCCCGAATGCGGATGCGCGTCGAGAATCCACACGCCATCTTCCTTCAGGGTCAGCGTCGTGTGCGTGCCGCCTGGACGGCCACCCGTGAATCGACGCGCCATCAGGAAGTAGATGGCGTCGATCCCGTATTCCTCCCATACGACGTGCACCCGTTGGCCCGGCTTCCACAGCACGCCGTCCGAGGTTCGGTGTCCCTTGACGCTCGCGCGCAGCGTGTGCGCGGCGAGTGCCGAGTCGGAAATGATCTTGCGCGCACGCGCTTCGGCCGCTGCCAGATTGGGCGCGTCGTGGTCGACGACTATCTTGGGGCGGTACACCGGCACATCCTTGTCTTTCACGGTCGCCTTGATGGCGTGCTTGCCGGCCTTCGATCCGGTGCCGTGCGCCTGGCCGAGCACCGTGACTTCCGAGTGTCGCTCGGCGATCGACAAATCCTCGTCGAACCACTCGACGTTGTTGCCCTTACCATCCTCGCGCAGGATCAGGCTCGCGACGGGCGGGGCATTGTAGTCCGGCCCGCCGACCACGAGCGTGCCGTCCGGGTCGAACCACGGCCACAAACCTTCACCCTCGGCCGCGTGAACGAGCGCGTCCCATGCCGTGTCACCCGGGTCGACGCTGATCTTGTCCCACGTCGACTGCGCGCGCGCCGTGTCGATACGAATCTTCCTGATCCCGAGCGGTTTAACGATGTTCGCGACCACCTCCGCCAACGTGACCTGTTTAGCCGTGAAAATCGGTGCCGAGCAGTCGCGCAGGATCGCGGCATAGTCCCGGCCGCTGATCGACAGCGTCTTCTCGGTCTTGCTGGTGCGGCGACGCACCTGGTCGACGTAGCCGACGAGCACCGTGTCGTCGCCGACCTTCACCTGGACATGCGCGCCGGATTTGACCGTGTCCGGCATCTTGCCGGACGGGCGCGTGAGGCGCACGTCCCACGCGTCGGCCGGCGTCAGCAGATCGGAATCGATCGAATACGACGACCAGGCACTATGCGCCTTGCCACCGATCAGCAGCGTCACATCGTTATTGGGCGAAGCCACGGACAATGTCTCCTCGCTGAATGAAGTTCGGATTGCGGATCTGTGAATTCAGGCGAAGAAGCTCCGTCGAGCGCAAATAGTCTCCGTACCAGAGATGCGCCAGCAACGTGAGGTTCGACGGCGCATCAACCGTGCGCGAAATGATCGGCGGCAGGACGTCGATCACCTTGATCGCCAGCTCCTGCACCGACAGTGCCGTCTCTTTTAACGGCTCGATAACGGGCCGAGCCTGTTCGACCGGCACGGCCGCGCGTACGGCGTCGATCGCGGCCTGGATCAATTCCCGCGTATCGTTCGCGATCTGCTCGACCTGGTCCGGCGTCAGCGTCGGGGTGTCGGCCTCATTCGCCAGGACGTCGGATGCGACGCTGGCCGTCACCGTGGCAACGACAACCGCCGTGACGGCCGTGACGAGCTGGATGTCCGATGCGTCAGCGGCAACGGTGCTAGGACGTGCCGGCGCATACGGCGTGGCGGGGTCGGTCGAGCTGCTGGGTGCGGCCGTCGTGGCCTGCGTGCCAGGAATGACGAGCGGCTGGCCAGCGGCTGACGCGGCAGGCAGCTTCACGACCGTCTTCATCTGGTCGCGCATGTCGTTCCAGTCAGACATGACGAGTCCTGGATCGAACGAACGGAAATCCGCGATACCGCTGACCAGGCCGATCAGGTCCGACGCGAACGCGCCCGGCCAGGACAGATAATCGACCGTCGCATGTCGAAAGCCGACGACAAGCGCCGTGATCGGACCGAGCGTCTCGCTCAGGACATCGCGCAAAGCATTGAGTCGGCGCAGGCCAGCCTTCATCGTCTTGAGCAGGCCGACTGCTCGCCCGAACATGCTGGTGCCGGCATCCTGCGCGGTGGTCGCGAGCTGCGCGGCGGCGTCAGCGGTTTGCGTCGGCCGCTGCTCAATGAAGAACGGATTGGCCGGCGTCGAGCGCTTGAACCGCATCTCGATCACACACGCGTCGACGTTCTCGGCATCATGCGACACGTGCGCGCCAATGAGCTGCATGCTTGGCATCGACCCGAACACCGGATGGATCAGTTCGCCCGGCCCCTTGATCGCGAGTGCGCCGAGCAGCGCCTGCATCCGATCCTCGTAATCGTCGCCGAAGAAGATCGCGGTAATACTGGTGGTGTGCGCCTTCAGGCCGAGATCTTCAACGTCTTCGCCGTCGACGTGCGGCACCGCGTATTCAGCGGTATCGCGGTCGATCGTATCGTCCGTGTGCTGCGCGTCGAACGGAACGCCGCGAAACGAAGCATCGAGCAGGCTATCTTTCCATGCCATATCAGAATCTCCGAGCCGCCTTTTGGCCAGCCATCGTGACGAAGTCGTAGAGGTGCTGGCCATCGAGGTTGATGGTGAAGTGTCCCTCGACAACAGGCGGCTTCTCATCCTTCTTCTGCGCGAAGATCGCGTCGCCGATCATCTTGCCGAGCTTCTCCCCCCATTCGTGGCCGAAGTATCCGGCGACGGCCCCGACGCCCGCGCCGACGATGTTGCCTGCGACGGGAACGACCGAGCCAAGCGCCGCGCCGGTCGCCGCACCAGCAGCCATCCCGGCAAGACCACCAACAGCACCGCCGGCAACACCGACGTAAGCGGCTTTCTTCTCGTCAGCCGTCTTCGACTGATCGCCCGCGATCGAAAACGCCTCGAGGCCGCTTGCGATCGCCAGCAATGGGCCACCACGCGTGCCGATGGCTTTCGCCATGCCTGCGAACCGCGCGCCGAATCCTGCCGCGCTGGCCGCGCCTGCGACACCTGCGCTCGCCAGCCCGGCATCGGCTGCCGCCACGGCACCGGCAGCGCGGCCGCCGGTCACAAACCGCATCAGACCCGCGCCCAGGAGGATGGCCGTCAGCCCTTCGAATGCGAGCGTGGTGCCGGCAATTGCTTTCGCGAGGCCCGGGTATTCCTTCGCATAGTTCGCGAGCTTCGACGCCGCGTCGCCGAGCTGGTGATTCAATCCGCGCAGGGCGTCCATCTCCGCGATCTCGGCCTCGTTCTTGAGCTGCTGCGCCTTGAACCCGTCCATCGCTTTCACGACGTCGAAGTCGCCTGCGATCGTGCCGCCTCCGCGATCCCATTCGTGCATGGCGGCTTCATACACCTCCTGCCGCTTGTGCTTCTGCGTGATGTAGCCGGTCAGCGCCATCACGGACTGCTGGTTGCCGAACAGCTTGCCGATCGCCGAACCCTGCAGCAGGTTCGCCATGTCCGTCAGCAATTCCTTGTCCTCGCCCGGTTTGGCGGTTTTCAGTTTGCGCTGGATTTCCTGGTACTTCTTGTCGCTCTTGAAGATCGTCTCGATCGTCGCTTCTATCGCGTCGAGCATGTCGCCGCCGCGCGCCAGGGTCCGCATTTTGACGCCCTCGAAATCCTTGATGCCGGCGCGTTTCGCCGCGTGCGCCAGCTCCCGGCTCGACATCTGGTTGAGCAGGTCGGTCACGTTCGTGCCGGCCTGACCGGCGGTGCCGGCCGTGGACATTGCCGTTTCGTTCAGCGCCAGAATCTTCGCGTAGCCGCGCGCGCCCGAGAAACCCGCATTGCCTGCGGCCGCCATCTGCGCCGGAAGGTAATGACTCAGGTCCGGGAACTTGAATTCACCCATGTGGCTGGCAACTGCCCCCATGTCCAGAACACGCCCGGTATCGTGCTCTTCAAAGCGCAAGTTCTGCACGGCCTTGACCGCGACGTTGCCCAGGTCGACCGGGTCGGCTCCCTCGGCTTGCGCACCTCGCTGCAGTTTCGGCAGAAGCTCGAACGCGGCTTTGTGTCCAAGCGCGTCGTGAGCCATCAGTCTTTCGAGGGATTCCATCGCTTGGTCGAGCGTCCCGCCACCCTCCTGAACAGCCGCGTAAACAACTGCTCGCAGCTCATCGGTGGCCTTCACGCGATCCTTCGGTGCAAGGTTGCGATAGCTGGTGTTCGCGATCATCGCCAGATGCTGATCGAACCGCATTGCCTGGCCCACCGGGCCGGACAGCACGCGCGCGCCCGCATAGGCTCCGGCAATCCCTTCACCGACACGCAGCATGCCGTGCGAGCCGCGAGCCAGTAGGCTTTCCCGTTCGACCGTCTTGCCAAGTTCCTTGTTCAGCTCAGCGACCTTGCGCTGAACGGCCGCGAGCGCGCGAGCCTGCTCATTCGACGATGAGAAGCCAGCCCGCGCGAGCCGGTTGTACGACGCGACCGTCTGATCGATTTCGCGCCGGATCGTCTGTTCCGATCGAATGTCGAGCTGCTGACGGGCATTGGCGAGCCGTTGCGACCCGGTCAGCACGTTACGGTTCGCGCGCTGATACGCAGCCTCGGTCTGCGCGACATTGCGTTGCACGGCTTGCTCGGCCTGCGCGCTCTGCGTCATGCGGACGTTGTACAGCATCCGGCTCGTCGACACGGCGACGCGCGACGCGTCGGTATAGGTCTGCGTCGTCTGGCGCACGCTGCGCTGGACATTGCGTTCGGATTGCTGCGCCGGTGCGGACACCTGGTCGCGCATCCGAATGGTCATGCCGACGGCGAGATCGCGAGACATTCCTATTTACCCTTGCGGCGTTTGCGCCGCATGCTTTTGACGGTCGGCCCGGTCTTCCCGGGGCGACCGTTCGAACCCTGTCCGCGCAGCGTGGCGAACGCGGATAGGTAACTCTCCAGCTCCGGTTCGCTCAGGCTCCGGACTCGCTCTTCGCTGAACCCGCAGGGTCCGAGGATGAGGACGGCGAGTCGGAAGTTGCGGAGGTGGGTTTCCTTTCCTTTCGCTTTTTTTTGAGCAGTTCCTGCACGGCGTACAACTGGTCATAGTCGACGTCGATCGCCGTGCCGATCAGTTCGGGCGTGATCTCTTCCTTCGGGACAGTGCCGAGCGACAGCAGGCACGACGAGATGATCGCCGCGTTGACGCGCATGTTCGACACGCCGCCGCCGAGGATCGACGGATGCTCATAGGCCGAGATGTTGTCGTCGACCGTCGCGAGACGCAGCTCGAAGTCGTAGTGATACTGGCCACTGCCGGCCGGATATTCGATGCCGTAGTCCAGCGAACCTTTTTCCGTCATGATGCTCATTCCGTCACCCGTCGAGTCGAGAAGATGGTGAGGTCGCGGCGCGCCTCGTTTTCCACGCTGTACTGATCGCCCATGTCGAGCGTGACGCAGTCGTAATAGCTCACGCGCTGGCCGCCGGGCGACACCGGGAACATGGTCAGCTTGCCGCCTTCCATGTTGAACCAGTCGATCTCGTCGCCGTCGAGCGGGATCACGACCGTCACCTTCAGCTCGTGTTCCTCGACGCCGCGCGCGAAGCCCTTGACCCGGCCCGTGCGGTTCATCGTCTTGACCGGCTTCTTGCCGGTCTTCGACGTCGGCGACACGCTCACGACCTCGGCCTCCTGGCCGTCGACCTCGAGCACGATCGCGCCAACGTATTCTTCCAATGCCATAGCTGGCTCCTATAGTGTTGCGAAGGGTGTTACAGGATCAGGTCGATCCGGCCGGCGAACACGTGCAACCCGTTCACGACGTCGCACGGGATCGCAGCATTGAGCTGGTTGACGTCCTGCAGATCGCGCTCGACGATCAGCTTGTCCTTGTTTGCGTCGACGTTCTCGATGATTTCCAGCTCTTCCAGCTTGTAGAGCACGTCGAGCAGTTCGCTACGCACCTTCGGCGGCGTCTTCTCCGACAGCTTCTCGCGCGGGAAGCGCAGCGCAATGCGCTGCTGACACGCCTTGCGAACGTAGTCGAGCGTGCGGATCGTCGTGATGTCGAGCAGCGCCGGATCATCGATGCCCTGCGCATCCTTCGTGTACGTCGTGATCGACCGGACGATCTGCACGACGTTGCCCGGGCCGATCTCGAACGGCGTCACGCCGTTGTGCAGCGCCTTCTCCTGCTCGGTGCGCCCGGGCTGCGACGGGATCGGCGTCACGTCGAGACCGGTCAGCGCGAGCGTGTTCAGCGGCCGCGCCGGGTCCGTCTCGCTGGCGATGACGGCCGCATAGGCGGCGGCGATCTCGGCCGGCAAGCACACCGAACCCGGGTGCCAGCCGATCGTGATCCGGCCCGCGTCGAGGTCGCCGGCCAGCGTGGTCGCGGTGGCGAGCGTCGCGGGCGTGCCAGCGACGCTCACTGCCGGACGCTGTTCGAGCGGCCCCGAGATGCTGTCCAGGTGCGTGTGCAGCTTCGTCAGCGATTCCTTCGTCGGCCAGCACGTCGCATACACGTTGTACTTCGCGCCGTACACGGCCGCGAGCGCCGGGGCGATGTCGGGATCGTTCAGGCCGCCCGTGAACGCCGTGATCGTCGCCGTGACGCCGGCTGCCTGGTTGAGCTGCGACAGGACGATGTCGTTGCCGAACGCGCCCTTGTTCTTCGTCGTCAACGTCACCTTGCCGTTGACCGAATCCGCCGTGACCGGCAGCGCCGTCTTCTGCGCGATCTGAGCCGCGAGACGCGTGGCAATCGCCGTTTCCGTGTCGGTCGCGTACACGGCGATGTCGACCCGGGTGTTGCCGATGATCAGCGCGAACGCGCCATCGGCCGTCGCTGGCCCCTTGAACTCGACCGTTCCCTTGGCCGGCTGGCCGGCCTGCGCGTCGTCGACGGCGATGACCGTCAGGCTGACGTATTTGTTCGCCGTGATCGCCGCGACGGCCGCGATGTGCGCGAGCGAGCCTGCGCCGAAGTACAGCGCCGCCTGGTCGCCGGAGAACACATCGACCGGCTTCAGCGCCGGGACCGTCCCGTCAGCGGTACGCTGCCCGACGATGATCACGGTCTGGTCGTTCGCCGGCAGCGTGCGCACGGCAAGCTTCGTGTTGTATTCGAAGTACTTGCCCGGCTTGCGGATGCCCGACGGGATCGTATCGAAAGCGATGTTCTGGCTTGCCATCGGTTAGGCTCCTTTCGCGGCCTTTTTGACACTCGATTCAACTGCGGGACTCGGCGCGACGTCGGCGTTCGGCTCCGCGGCCGCCGCAGCGTCTTCAACCAGATCGCCGTCGGCGACGCGGCGGTGGTAATAGGCGGTATCCGGCACATCGACGGCTTCAGCGTCCGTGATGTACTGGCGCGATGCGTGTTCCATCGGGACACGCAGCCCGGAACGGGCTTTCACTTTCATGGTTGCTCCTTCATCTCAATGCGATCGACTGCGTCGGCAGGCCGATCGGTGCCGGGTTGCAGGTAGTAGCGCAGCAGCGTCGACTTCCAGTCCGGCGTCGGCGGATCGAGCTGGCCGTCGTACTGCTCGAACACTTCACCGAGCGGCCCTTCGACGCTGCCTTGCGGAAACGCGCCGACAAACAACGTGTCTTCGACCCACGCGGTATGGAATTCGAGCGCGTAGACCGACATCGCGTCGTTACGGACCTTCGTGTTGAACATCGTGCGGATCGCGCCCGGCGCGAAAGGCCGGATCGGCAGGCCCATGTCCTGCTGATTCAGCAGGTGCCGCACGGCCGAGATCAGCAGGTTCGTGCCGACCTCGATGTGCGCCGGCCCGCCGTGCCGACTGGTTTCCTCGTTGCGCACGCTGCGCGCGCCGACCATCACGACGAAGGTCGCCTCGGCTTTCCACTTCGAGCGGCTGGTCGCGACGGGGTCCGTCCGCTTGACGCCGCCGAACGTTACCCATGCGGCCGGAAAGCGCCGCACGACGGTGTCCAGCTCGTCGTCGTCGAATTCCCCGCCGTAGGTCTTGGCCTCGGTGACCATCTTGCCGAGGCCACGCGTGAGGCGGTCGACGACGCCCAGCTCAACAGCGGTCACGATCGGAACGTAGGGCATGGCGTTATCGGTTATCGCGACTGAACACACGCGTGCCGGTCACGAACTGAACGGAGTTGTCGGGTTGCGGAATCGATCCCGTCGTCGTCGAGCCGAGCGTGACGTCACCGGACGCGACGAGCTTCAGGAACGCGATCGCCGCCTTGTAACGCTTGTCGATTTCGTCGGTCATGACCGTTTCGCCGCCACACAGGCGATAGCGCGCGATGTCGCAGCAGACGCCTGCAAGCATCTTCGGTTGCGGATCGAGCGGTAGCGCGTAGCGGCCAGCCAGATACGTGTCGATCTCGGCGGATGCCTCGTCGAGCGAATCGGACAGCACGACAGGGTTCACGTCGCCCGTGCGTTCGCGATCGGACAGCGAAATTGCCTCGTGCTGTCCGAAGCGGCCGATCATGAATTCGACGGTGGCGTACATGGTGCGTTAGCTCTTCTTGCCGGCCGACTGCGCGGACTTGCCGCCGGATTTCGCGGCTTCCTGCTCAGCCTCGAATGCCTGGATGCGCGCGAGCAGATCGTTTTCGCGCGTGACCAGGCCGGCGAGGCGCTCGTCGAGTTCGTCGGACTTGCGCTTCAGTTCCGCTTCGGCGGCTGCGAGTGCATCGGCGCGCGTGCGCAGTTCGTTCTCGCGAGCCTTCAGGTCGGCCTCGATGTCGGCCAGCGCCAGCGCGCGCTTCGCGTCGTCTTCGCTCACGTCGAGCGTCAGCGTGTCTGCATTCGCGAGCGCGGCGATCACGTGGTCGGCGTCGTGATGCGGGAGCGCCGCCGCTTCTTCGTCGCTGAGATGGATCGCCGTGTCGACCACGACCAGGGACTTGTCGGCGACGATTGCGGCGTGTGCGTCCGGATGAAGCGCAGCCAGCGCGATCGTTTTCGGCACGATCCCGAACACATGGCCCGCGCGGCGAAACCCTTCCTTCGCCGACGCCACCTTGATCGCCGGATGTTTCTTGCTCATGAACCTCTCCTGTGAATTCGAACCCAACCGGAGCCCACCATTGCGCCGCAGCTCCGGGACGGTCTTCCTCCGCGCTTATCGGCGTCGCGCGGCCGTCTCTCGCGGGGGTGTTATCCCGTTACGCCAGCCAGGGCGTGGCCAACAGATCGGCCGAACCCTTCCAGACGTTGGTCGCGCCGTAGTTGTTCGCGTCGGCGTGGAGGATCTTCCGGCCGACGCCTTCGTACATCGGCGGCACCACCAGAAGCGACGGACGGATGCCGAGCGGGCGGCCGTTGTCGCCCTTCATGCCGGTCATCGCTTCGCGCGCGGCCTGGTAGCTGTCTTCGTTCAACGGTTCCTGGGATGCATACGCGAGCTGCCAGAGCGCGAAGCCGACGTTGCAGCGCGCGTCGACGCCGTAGCGGTACGTCTTCGCCGAGAACACGACTTCGTCGGTTTCCTGATCCATCGGGACGAACGTGTACGGCTTGCGCTGCTGCAGGATGATCGGCTTGACGACGCGCGTCATGTCGAGCAGATACCAGGTCGGGCCTGCGCCGGCCTTGAAGTTCGAGACCGAGCCGACCGTGCCGTTTTCCTGCAGCACCGGGTGATCGGTGTCGAAGAAATACTGGCCGTCGTAGCAGGTCTTCGTCGTGCCTTGCTTGAGCAGGTTGAACACCAACTCGTCCGGGTGCTGTTTCGCGTCCAGGCCCATCTGCGCGATCACCGGCTTGTAGACGCCGTAGGTGTCATCCGAGATCGCATCGCGGTCGACGCCGACGGTGTTCTCGAACGGCTTGTTCTTGATCGAGAAGTCATGCGTCATCAGGTTCTGGATCACGCGATCGCCGATCCATTCGCGGAAGCGCGTGGTCTGGCCGAGCCACGGATAGACCTCCTGCGACGTGGTCGACGGCACCGGCATGGCGACGCGGTTCCAGTCGGACGGCGCGCCGTCGAACGCTTGCTGGAATACCGTGTTGAAACCGGTGAACAGGGCGCGCAGGTTGGCGCGATTGATTTCCATGTGCTTTCCTTATGGAGTAGTCGAGAGGTGTGGCGGACCGCGTTAGAACGCGATCCAGACGCCGGCCGGGTCGATGTCGGCCACGGTGCCGGCGACCGAGCGCTTACCGCCGCCGTCCGTCTTCGCGACGGTCTGATCGTCGACGATGTACGCGGGCGAGCCGACGTCCTTCAGCGTGAGCTGGTCCGCGCCGGCCGAATTCGCGACGCGCCACTGGCCGCGCCGGATCGTCACGTTCACAGCGCCGTCCGCGCCGGCCGTGTTGTCGATCTGTTCCTGGACGATGCCCGCGCCTTTGAGCGTGGTGGATTCCGCGCCCTTGGTCGCGAAGCCGGTCGCGGTATCGATCGCGGCGATCGCGCCGGTAAAGAACAGCACGCCGCTCTTGGCCGGATAGCTGAACAGCAGGCCGGCACGGGCGACGGTGTCGCGGTCGGCGGTCAGTGCAGTCATGTGAATCTCCTGGTGGAAGTGAAACGCGTTGCCGATGGAAGTGAAGCGAGCTGCCGCGCTATCGTCAGGCGGCCGGCTGCGACGTCTTGTAGGTCGCCGGATCGAGGCCGAGCGCCTTGCACACGGCAATGTCTTCGGCGGCCAGCGCGCCAGCGCCCGTTTTGTCATCGGCCGGCGGGTTGCCGCCCGTCTGCGTGCCGCCGAGCGCCTGGATCGGCTGCGCGGTCGAGATGAATTGCTTCAACGCGGCGACGTTGCTCTTGCCCAGGTCGCGCGCCCAGCCTTCCTGCGCAGGCAGCAGGCGGCCGTTCTTCAGCGCGGCCGTCACCAGTTCCTCGACTTCGTTGCCGGCAAGCTTCGCGTTGGCGGCGTCGAGCTGCGTGCGCAGGTCGGTCATGACCGCGATTGGCACGAAGCGCGCCGGGTCGGCCTGGTTTGCCGTGAGCGTGGCGATCTGGCTGCGCTGCGCGTCGAGCAACGCCGGCAGGTTGGCGCTCGCGGCCGCGACGCCCTGGCCGCCGGACAGCGATTCGATCAGCTTCTTGAGCTGGGCCGTGACGTCATCGGCGGTCGCGCCGACCGGCATGTTCAGCAGCCAGCGCAGTTGTTCCAGGAGTTCATCCATATTGGGAGCCTCGGTAGGTGGGACAGTGGAAAGCGCCGCGTGGGCGGCGGAATCGAAGGCGTGCGTCGCCGCCGAGCAGGCAGCCGTGAGCTGCACCTCGTCGAGGCAGTCGAGCGCGGGATCGTTGGTCAGTGCCGCGTTGAGCAGCGCGGTCACGTTGCCCGCCTTGTCGAAGGCGAACACCGGGGAGAGGTAGGCGTATTCGTCCGCGTCGAGCATTGCGGACGCGCGAGCGGTCCATTGGACGTCGGTCGCGTACAGACCATCGCCTTCGCGCCATTCCAGCGTCTTGAACCACGCGGCGGCCGGCGCGGGCTGGCCGTTCTTCGCCGCGTTCAGCGTCTGGTGCTCGTAGTCGATCACATAGCGCGTCTGGCGCGCGCTGGCCACCGCGATCAGGCGTGCGGCGCCGGCCGCGTCGAGCCGCCATGCAGCGCACTCCGTCGGCCGGCCGTCCCGTGCACGGAACTCGCCAGCCGGCAGCAGCTTGAGCGCCGTGCCGGTGGATTGGATTTGCGACGAAAGCGCCGCGATGAAGAAAGTAGCCATGCCGCCATGGTGGCGACCGGCCGGGAGAAAAATAACGGGACCGGTGTCACTGGGAACGCACCGGTTGACTCGTGCGGGGGGAGTGGTGGGAAGCGAATGCCGCTAGGATCGATTTTAACGGGGGTTTAACGGGCCTCATGCCCCCATCTGGCTATCTGCGCCTATCCGACCCCGCAAAACCGCTCAGAATCGGCGTGCGGATCACTGGTCGAACAGCCGTCGCAGGTACGCAGTGACCTCCGACTCGATCCCGATGTTGTCCGCCTCGGTCAGCACGAGGAACGGCCGCGCCGGAATCTTGATTGTCCAGCCCTGGCTGCGGGTCCATTTCACGATCTTGACGCGCTTGTGGCCATTCTTCGCGAACACGGCCAGATGTGGATGGTTCGCCTGGCGCATGATCATGCCGTCACGACCCTTGCGCAGTCTAACGTAGCCGGACATGGGATGTCGCTGGATCGTGCCGCCGAACTGGTGGATCGCCGCGTATACAACATTAGTGCCGACGCGGGCGGATGTGGCGTCGTGCGTCGACGTGACGCTCGACGCCAGTCGCCCCGAACGCTGCAGAATCTTGCCGGTGCCGGCTTCCTCGCGACGGCGCTTGAGCGTCTTCGGACTCAACCCGAGCCACTTCGGCCGCCCCTGCTGCGCGAAGTTTTCTTCGACGGCGTCGAGCATCAGCGCAGCAATCAGCGACGTGATCGGCGATGCGTCCTGCATCAGCGCATGTACACGCGCCATCGCCGCCTCGTACTTCGTGTCATCGACCTGGATTTCAATCATCGGCTATACTTTGTCCATACCGATTGCAGTCGCACAAGCTCCCGACTGACGCGACCAAAGGAACTGCACGGTGGCCCGCGACGAGTCGGCGTCGCGGGCCGTTCTATTTGCGGTACGCCAGAAAGCCGTCCCGCTGCTTTTCTATATAGCGGCGACGCGCTTCTTCACCGCGCTCGACGTTCGCCATCATGGCCGTCGACCCGGCCCAGCCGTCCTGGCCCAGCTCGAACACGCTCAGACCGTATTGCGCGCCGTCCTGGCCGTCGATCAGCCAGGACTTGATGTAGCGCCGCTTCAGCAACCACGTCCCAGGCTGCGCGCGACTCTCTTCCCACCGCAGCCATACCTCGTCCGGCTCCTGGATCGCCCGCGCGAGCAGCGACATGTACGCGCCGCGTCCATCCTTGTCCGCCTTCCAGCTTCCGTCGCCGGCCTGGAACAGATCCTCCGAGATCGTGACGGCCGAGCGCGTGACGTCCTTGAATACCGTCGACTCGCCGAGCTGCAGGCCGAACTCCCGCAGGAACGCCTGCGCGTATTGCTGCGGGGGAAGGCCGGCCGGCAGCATGGTCGACGCCGGCACCGGGGTCGGCGTCGGCAACGTCGGCAGCTCGACGCCGGACGGGAAGGTGCGCGGCAAGCTGTCGGACGGCGGTGGTGTGAACGGCTTCATCCACTGCGCGCCGGGGTTCGAGCTGAAACCCGGGTCCGGCAGCAGCTTCTGACCGGTGGCCGGGTCTTTATAGGCGAGCGCGGGCTGCTTCACGCCAGAGCGATCGACGATCTCGACCTCGACGATGTTCCCCTTGCTGTCGCGTACCGGGATACCGTTCTGTTCGACATACGCGCGCGTGCGGGTCCGCACGCGGCATCGGCACCGGTAGCCGTTCGGCGGATAGAATGTCTGCCAGAATGGATCGTCGTACCGGTAGATCGCGCCGGCGAGCGCGCGGTGCGCCGGCCGCGTGCGGCTATCGAGCACCGCGACGTATTCCCAATACGGATGCGTGTCGACCTGCTCGAGCTGCGTCGCGTAGCGGCCGGCCATGTAGGCCGACTGCATGTTCGTCTGGAAAATCGTCTGTAGCCGGCGCGGCGTGAGCCGCTTACCTTCGATTTCGCCCGTGTCCGGGTCGACGATCATGCCCTGGCCGAGCCAGCCCTTGCGTTCCAGGACCGGCGAGAGCTGCCGTTTAAACTCGTCGAACGTCGTACCCTGTTTTAACGATGTCGCGAGCGCCTGGCGAATGTCCTGCAGCACGTCAACCTTCATCACGCCGGCAACCGTGAACGCCTTGGCGTGCGCCTCGGCAGCGACGTCCTGCCAGCGGAATCCGATCTGGTAGCCCTTCGACTCGAAGTAGGCGATCGCCTTCTCCGGTTCGAGGCCGATCGCATAGGCCAGATCAACCGCCATTCAGTCGCCCCCACACGTCGGCCACGAAGATGCAGCGCGCGAGCAGCTCCTGCATCGCCGTGTCGTCCATGTCCGGCTGCGCTTCGAGCAGCATCTCGATCGCTTCGTCAGGCGTCGCGCCCCGACGCAGCGCCGCGATCGCCGGTCCGAGCGTGGCGCGCAGCGCCTCGGTGATCGCGTCGGCCGGCAGCGCTGCGATCGTCTGATCCAGCTCGTCCTGGTCGGGATAGACAATCTCGCCGACCGAATTGCGCAGCACGGCGCGATACCGCATCTTCGCGGTACGCGGCAGCTCGTCGACACGTTCCTCGGGCGGTAGCGCCATCTGCGGCTTCGGCACCGTGAGGATGTCCTCACCGTCCTTCGGCTCCGGGATCATGAGCTTGTCCTGCGCCCACTGGCGGGGCACCTTGACGCCAGCGCCGACCAGCTTCGGCAGCGCGTCGGCATACAGCGCCAGGTCTTCGGCGTCGCGGGTGTCGAACTCGAATCGCGGGCAGCGGCGCGGATCGGACGCGCCGAAATTCAGCGCCGACAGCATGTAGCAGAGACCCGTGAGCGTGCGCTGCGCCTGGCGCGCATCAGACGTCAACAGATCACGCCGCACCTCGTTGTGCGTCTTGCCGAGCGCATTCGTCGACGTCTTGCCGTCGGCCTGCGACGTGAGCGTGCCGCCGAGGATCGCCTTCGACACGCTCTTCTCGCACCAGTTGATCATCGCCTCGAACGGGTCTTTCGAACCGTCGGCGGCTTCCTTGAACTCGATCATCATCCCCTCCGGGATGATGCCGGCCGCGTTGTGGCCGATCTCGGCGACGGCACGCAGCAGCGTGGCTTTCTCTTCCTTCGTCGAACCGGGCGGATACTTGCCGACGCGCAGCGGCAGACCGTAGATTTCGAGGAACTCGGCCAGGTCCGACACGGCATAGGTCTTGAACAGGTACGGCCACGCCAACACGCGGTGCAGACCTGCACGGGTCAGATAGCCACTCTTCGCGCGATGCTTGTGCACGAGCCAACCGAACGGCCAGAGCGGTTGGCCGTCCGACGAGTTGTCGCGCAGACGCAGATCGTTGCCGTCGTACAGCGGCGTGCGGAACCAGCGCTGCGGCCGGTGGGTGAGCGTTTTCGGGAGCCACACCTTCTCGACCTGGTGCCACTCGATCTCCTGCGCCGAGAAGCCATGACCGATCGCGTCCATCTGATCGAACAGCACGTCGTCCAGGTTCGCGAGGTCAGTGAACCATTCCTCCAACTGCGCGGCCTGTTTCTTCTCTTCGGCGCTGGCGTTCGCGGGCGCGACGATGTTCCAGTCGAGGGTGAGCAGTGCGCGCTTGCGCTTGCTCATGTCCGCGAACAGATGCGCGTCACGCTCTTCCATGTCGGTGAACAGATCGGACTGCGCCATCAGGTCGCCGTACTCGGCGGCTTCCAGGATCGAATGCAGCTTCTTCGGCGTCAGCCCGCGCGACGGATGCTGCGCAAAGTCGCGCGTGATCCAGCCGAGCTTCGACGTCTGCGGCTCGGACAGCACCTCGCGCTGGATCGGCTGTCCGTACATATCAAGAATTTGTGCCATCTTTCATTTCCTCAAAATCCGCGCCGGCTCGATTGCGGATAGTCGTAGTCGTCGTCCGGTCCGTCCGAACCGCGCTCGATCGGTCGGGACGTGACGGCTTCGTAACCGTCCGTGATGCCGTAGCCGCGCGACTGCGCGATCATCCAGAGAATGTGCAGCGCGGTCAGGCCATCGAAGTGGTGATGACTCTGCGGCTCGGGCCATTCGTCCAGTTCGGCGAGCAGCGTGGTCAACCCGGCGTGAAAGAGAATCGACGGCGAGATACGATCCGTGACAAACGGTTCCAGGGAATCGATCCGCACTTCGGGAGCAATGGACGCGGTGACGCCGACGAGCGGTAGTGGCACGCCAGCACGCAGGCTGGACTTCAGCAAATCCTGCCGCGCCCACTCGTAAGCGTTGTTGTTTTCGAATCCGAAAGCGCGACAGCGAAACTCTCGCTGGACCTTGATCAGGTCCGATTCGAGTTTCGACGGCACACGCCGCTTGATCTCCGCATGGACGACGTGCAGCTTGCGACTGACGATGTCCAGGCCGCCGACCAGGATCGCGGACGGGTCCGACTTCCTGCCTTGGCCCATCGACGGATCGCACGCGCCGAACATCAACCAGGACTGCAACCGCTGCACCCAAAACGTGATGTGGCCGAACACCTTGTCTTCTTCAGTGCGCGGATCACCCTGCATCTCGGTCGCGAACGCGCGCGGCGATTTCGCACGCTGGCGCATCAGGTAAAACAGAGTGCGCACCGATGGCCAGGACGTGACAGCGCCGGCGTCCATCTCTGCCCGGTGTTCCAGGTAGAACTGATACGACGGCAGGTCCGAGTCGGCGATCGTCTCGCCGCGCTGGGCGGCGGCTTCGATAGCCGGCTTGTCGTCGTTGAGCATCAGCTCTTCGCACCGCTGCCACAGATCCATGTTCGTCGGCATCTGCGCGATCGCGCGGAAGTGGTGGACGATATGACCGATGGTGCGCTTCGCGCGCGAGATCGGATCATCCTTGTCCAGCACAGTGCCGACACCGATGTATTTCACGCTGCCGTCGGGCGGGCCGAGGTAGTCGATCGCTTTTTCCAGCCACGTCCATCGGTTCTGTCGTTCGGTCGGGCTCTTCGCCTCCGCGTCGGTGATCAGGTCATCGCCCATCAGCACCTTCGGACGGCTCGCGCCGTGGAACGTGCCGCGAATCGCTTGCTCGGCACCGAACGGCTCGACCTTCACGCCGTTCTTCGTGACGAACTCGCCGACCTTCCACATCGGCCCCTTGCCGCACACCTCGGGGAAGTCGAGCTGAAGCGCCGCGTTGGCGGTCAGCTCCGTTTTAACGACTTCGAGCAGCTTCGTCGGCAGCGACGTCTCCGCGCCGAGCAAGATGACGTAGTCGAGAAACGACGGCAGCTCGCCGGTCCAGCCGACCTCGCGCCGGATTTCCTCGCGCTGCAGCAGCCCCTGCACGATGATGTAGACGGGGCCGATCTTCGTGCACATCGACGACTTCGCCTCGCCGCGCGGTGCAACCCACCATTCGCGCGTGCCGCCGGCCTGGCGCAGCAGCTTCGGAAACCGGCCGCAGAAATGTGCCTGGAAGAGCGACGGTGTGCCGCGAATGTGGTGCGGGAAGTAGGTGTACGCGAAGAACTGGTAGTCGCCGTCGACGAGCACGCGTCGACGGCGCTCCATGCGCGCGGCCGGCGACGGATCGAGGCCCGTCGCATGGGTCTCGATGTCGCGCCGCAGCTCGGCCTGCAGCTCGGCGATTTCCTTGTGAAAATCCTTCTCGGTGAACTTCTGGACCATGTCAGTCCGCCTTCGCGTCGAGCAGCGCCTGATGGATCTTGTACACGTCGACGCCGTCATACAGATTGTGCGTCATGTAGATCACGCTGCCGATCACCGTCTCAACAACGAGGCGCGTATCGCGATCACGGTGTTCGATACGGGCACTAACGACGTGAACAGGATTCACCGCGTTGTCGCGGGTCAGTTTAATCAGCATGGCGTCACCTCAACCGTAGGCGATGGCCAGCTCGTCGCCGAACGGGCCGAGGACATCGGCGAACGCGCCGACGTGTTCCGGATGCCGATCCTTGATGAACGCAGCCAGGCGCTGCACGACGCCCATCGCGATCGCCAGTTCGTTCGTCTCCGGCAGGATGCGCTTCGACGCGTTGATAGTCTTGTTATACGCGTCGGCGAGACTCGCGAGCAGCGCGACCTTGTCGGCTGGCTTCATCTCCGCGCCGTCCAGTTCGTCCATCGTCGCCTGGTATTGCGTGACCAGGCCGGCCAGCATCTGACGGGCCGCGCCTTCAATGCCGCCGCCCGCGATGAGCTGCGCCGCCTGGGCCTTGTCCCAATCGTCGCCGGCCACGCGCGCATCGTCCTTCCAGCGCCGAGCCGTCGATGAATTGACGCCGCTCTTCAGCGCGGCGACTTCGAGCGACAGGCGGTCGAACACGAAGGCTCGACGTACCTTGTCGCGAACTTCCTTCGGATAGGCCATGTGCGTTACAGGCCCAGCTTCGCGCGGGCGAACGAGATACCCATCGCGACGATGCCGCCGGCCACCGCGCCGGCACCTGCGCCAGCCGCCGCGCCATACTTGATGGCACGCCGCTCGACGTTGGCGACCTGTTCCTTCAGCTCGCCGACCCCCGCGTCGATCTTCCTCAGCAGCTTCATTTCGGGGCTTTCTTCCACCTTGACTTCGCTCATTGCTTGTCCTGTTTTCTGTCCAGCTTGGTGTTGATGTCGGTCAGCTTTTGGTCAATGCTGCGCAGACCATCTCGGAATTCATCGCGCATAGCTTGATTCTCGGAGCGAGGAACGTATTCGCGCGCCACCATCTCACGGAACGCAGCCATGTCGCGCTGGATGCCAGCGTCCCGGACTTCGTTGTCTTCCATCTTCTTCAGGACGCTGCGGATCACAACACCGCCGAAGAGGTTTACAGCTCCAAGTAGAAGCGTGATGACGCCCATAAAAATCGCGGCCGGATCGAATGTCACTTGCACGCGCACCTCCGTTTTAGAACCTGTTCGCGTCGCGCCTGGCACTCGATACAAAAACGGCAACCAGGTATCGCGCGGCGACGTTCCTCCGGAATGGGTTCGCCGCATGCCTCGTTCTGGCAACACGCTTCCGATTCGACAGTGCTGCGAGCGGGTCGCGTTGCTGCCGCGATCGCGAGCGCGCGATACTGTTCTTCTATGTCGCTCGCGTGGTCAAAGTCATCCATCTATTGCTTGTCCTCTTGTTTCGTAAGCGTGGCCTTCACCACCTTCAGTTTCGATTCGGTGTTTCGGGCGTGGGTCGCGTAGTCGACGAACCAGTCGAGGATGTCGGCTTGTGATACCCCGGAGTCAGCGGCGGCATCGGCGTCGGGACCGACAACAGCAGCGGCGGGATCGGCGCTTGTCGGCATGGCGGAATCACCAGCGTCGGCGATGCTCGCTGCGTCGTTCCACACGCGGACAAAGCCACGGCTAAACACGCAACCAGCATCAGGCGAATCAGGTTGCTGGCCGGGAACTGGCGGATTGCGGTGAGGTTGCGCGACATGATCGATTCGCTCCTTCAGTACCGTCGCGTTCCGTGCGACAGTGGTTTGTGCGGTCAGATAACCGGACTCTGCGGCGGACGCGCGCGCCACGTCGGCCGCGTACCGGCCGAATGCCTCACTCGCGGCCGATGCGGACGTGTGCTCGACGGTCGCGCGGTAGTCGGCCAACGCCTTGTCGCCGCGTGCTGCCGCCACTTCGTAGCCGTGCTGGTAGGTTTTCGCGAAGGCGAACGCGAGCAGTGCGGCAATGACGATGCCTACGGCCAGCTTCCCGTACTTACAGATTGCTATCGTCATTTGCCCTTTCCTTGGAGGGACGGCCCCGCCATGCGGCGAGTGCCTGGATAACGGCCGAGTAGCCGCCGACGCAACCGAGGTAAATCGCCCAGGTCTCGATCGTCAGTTGCTTCGTGATGCCCTGGTAAATGAACATGCCAGTAGCAACGGCAGCGGCGACATTCGGCCAGAGCTTGGAATGGGACAGCTTCCCGTCGTGGCCCGTGATGAGGTCAGCAATATGCATAAGGTGTCAGCCCGCCTTCAGGAACAGTGCACGTTCGGCGAGCCGGCGACGCGTCAGACCCGCCATCGGCTTGCCGTTCGCCTTGTTCCACAGCGGGAACTGATCGGCTGCACCTGCGTAGTTCTTCGAGCGCAACATGCGCAGAAGCGTCGACGGACCGCCGGAACGCAGGTACACAAGGCCATCCTTGACGCCCGGTTTGCCTGGGCCAATGTTAAAGACGAACGACACCAGCGCATCAAACTGGCCTTGCGTCAGTTCGAGATCGAGGTCATTAATGATGTCCTCTCCGCGTGTGCGGATATCCTGCGCGAAGAGCAGGTCGGACACGGCCTGCGTGATCGTCAGCCCCTTGTAGACGTCAGGTCCAGTGTGACCACGCCCGATCGTCCAGGGGGCGCCACCGGTCGCGGGGTCGGGGTACGCTACGAGACGATCGCTCTCGAAATCCTCGATCAGATTGCAGCCGGCGGGGGACAGTCGTTGTTGCTTCATTGCCATCTCCGATTGAATGGCACGACTGTAGGCTGCGTGTTGTCGACACTTTAGTGGATCAGTGTCAGTGCAAACAAAAAGCCCCGCACGTGGCGGGGCTTCGTTTAATCATGGCGGGATTCTAACGCTAGAACAACTCCGCCTGGGGAACGGTACGTTCGGATGCGTCGGCGCGCTTCAGGATGCGCCAAACATGACGGTCGGCCATCTGATAGCGAAGTGCGAGCTGCGCGACAGCGTGGTTTGCAGCATGGTCGCGGGTCAGCACGTCGAACTCCGCACGAATGCTGCGGTACATCAGTTCGCGCATGGCCTTCACGCAACGCGGGATATACAACACGTCACCGCCAAAATGCGCCGTGAGCTGACCGGCCGCTTCCGGGCCGACGATCTCGGCCAGCGCCTCGTAACGGATTTCGCCGAGACGCGAGCGGCGCAGCGCGACCGGGAACGTCGTGCCGCCGAGCTGCTCGACCAGGCGTACCGTCGTCGGCAGGCCGATGAGCTTGACGATCGTCTTCACGACGTCGGGCAACAGGTGTTCGACACCATCGAATTTCATGCCGACCTCCGCTTCGCATCGTATTGCAGCGCGGCGATCAGCTTGCCGAGCATCTCGTCGTCGCAGAACTCGATCGCGTCGACCTTGCAGATTCGCTTCACCATGCCGCCGACGTAATCCCACGACCTGCCCGCGTCAGCGAGCAGCGCCTCGATCTTGCGGATTTGAGCGGCGCGCGGCCGCGCAACGTTCGGCCGACGACCGGCATCGCGCTTCGGTTTGAAGCCGCAGCGCTCGAAATGCTTCAGCAGCTTGTGCGCGCCTTCCGGCGTCAGGTCTTTCGACGAGCTGACGCCGGCGATGCTGCGAAGCACCGTGCGGTATTCGTCGTCGGTCATCGCGAGCTGCTGCTTGGCGATGTGGATTTTCGCCACCGTTGTTTTTGCGATCAGCATCACGACCTCCACCAGCGCCGCAGTTCCTTTCGGCAGAGACAGACCAGGAAGACGATCCCGGCCAAAATAACGACGATGTCAGACATGGGCCGCTCCCGACTCGGTCACGTCAACCGACGTGTTGACCACCACGCCAACCGACACAAGCGTTACCGACTGGCTCACGCGAGCGAAGTGGCGAAGCATGGCTCCCGGTGCAGTCCACGTCGGCATGAAGATCGTCGTTGTTCTGTCCAGATCAGGAAAGTATTTCCGGGCGTAGCGCTTGCCGAATTGCTTCTCGATGCCTGCACGTTGCGATGGCGTGTACGCACTGATCTTCGTCGGCCGATAGAACCGATGTTCGGGCGCATCTACCTTCAGATAGTTTCCCCGGAACCAGCCATTCACGTAGACCATCAGATCGTATCGACGTGGCTTCGTTCGTTGCACCTGGACCGTGACCGTGTCGCCATCGCAGCGAAGCACGACGCATCCATAGGGAAACGACAGCTCAGTGTCAATCCGCTGGACATCCTCTTTTGACAGTGTCGACACGTGGCCCCCTTAAATCGCTGCAAGATCGAGACTGATCGCGCGATATTCTTCCGTCTCGTCGACGCGCTCGTACAGACGGATATACGGCTTGCTGCCCGTCACTCGAATGCTGTCGACGATCGCACGCATCGCCTTGGTCCACTTCGGATCGTCGATCGCGAGGCGGCGCAGCGCGAGAATGCGCCCGGTATTCACGTTGCCTTCCTTGTCGACTTGGAACGCTTCGTTGATCAGCACCTTGACCTTGTCGTTACTGCCTTCGGTCCATTCGCGCAGGCATTCGTCGATCAGTTCCTTCGCCGCCTGCAGGCGCTCGTCGAACTGGAGGTGCTCGGCAATCTGGCGCACGATCTTGTAGCGGCCGTCAAACGTAATGAGCGAAATGTTGCCCTTCGCGCCACCGACCTTGACGCCGTATTGCTCATGGCTGGTTGCGACGAACGCAGCGATGTCGCCGAATGCACGCGTCTTGAACTCAGCCATCTCCGACTGAAGACGCCTGGCTTCGGCCACCAACGACGTGATCGTTTGATCACGCAACTGGTCGATCGGCTCGACCAGCGATTCCGGAATGAGGCGGCCACGTGCGTCTTTTACGTAGCCGACCGGGATTTGATTCTTCGTCATAGCGTGTTCCTGGGAAGAAAATGGATTGACCGGTCAGTGCATGCGCCGGAGATTCTTGCTCTCGATCGCCTCTTCGATCCTCTCTCGCACGCGTGGCCGTTCCGACAGGTACTTGTCCAGCCATTCAACGAGACCAGTGATATTTCCTTGAACGTGGAGCGTCAGGATGTGATTCACCGAGCCAACCATCTGTGAACCAACCTCGTCGTACTGTGCGATTTTGGTCAGGAGCCGCTGCACCGTTTTGTTCGCGCGGTGCAACTCGCATCGCAGTTCGGCCACACTGCTTAATGCCTCGGGGTTGGTCAGGGGTGGGCCTTGGGTGATATGGATAGTCATGCTTGTGCTCCCGCGATCGCTTCGATGTTGATGCAGTCGACAAACTTGAGCAGACGAGACGTTTCCTCGCGCGTCAGCTCAATCGTCTTTCGCCCCTTGGTGACTGTCAGACGGCCGGCCGTAGAAAAGCCGCAGACGAACTCGCCGGGCGCGGCATCGGCCGGCGTGAATGCGGGCGCTTTTCGCGCGGTATTTGTCACGGTCTGCTTTGTGCCGTCGAACTCGCGCACAAGATCGTCACTCGGGTAGTACAGATTGATCGGGGACGAGCCATCCATGACCTTCTTGTCGCGGATCACGCGCCCCTGGCGGATGTACGGATCGATGCGCGGCTGGATGTCCTTCGCATCCATGTCGAGCATCTCGGCGAGCTGCGCGCCGGACGAACCCGGGTGGTCGATGATGGCCTGGAGAATCTGCTGTACGGATGCCATGTTCATTCCTTTCAAGAGAGGGTTTGATATGCCTTGATGAGCTTGCGAGCGGCAAAAACTCCCTGCCAGAACTCTTCCGTTGACTTCTCTTTGATGAGACGTTTCGCCATCGAAATCGCAGCGGCTTGCGTCTTGCCACCTGCAATACGAAAGCCTGTGCCAACGTGCGTTACGACAAATGCCGGCTCACCCGCCGTTGTTGCAACCGGATTGGCATGAGCGGCAAACAGCTCCGTCGGATATTCGGGAAAATCGATGCGATCGCCATCGACCGCAATACGACGGGCACGACGCCCTTCGTCAGAGCATGTGAAAACGTGTAGCTTCATAAAAGGACTCCTAATATAGTTTGATGATCTTCGAGGAAGGCGTTGCTTCTATTTTTAGTGTCCTCGCTCCGTCCATAGCACGCGAATATCGCCGACCTTGAACTGGCCGGTGCGGTAACGTGAGATGCCCGAGCCACCCGTGCGGTAGTACGTGGCTTCGCCTTTTGCGACCATGTCGGTGCAGACCGCGCAGTTCTGCACCTGGATCGTTGGCTTCGAGCCGTTCGAAAACTCGATGCCGATGACCGTGAAGCCCCGCGTGGTGAGCGTCTCGATCGTCGCTGCGAGACGCAGCGCCGTGAGCTGCATGAGCTGATTGATCGGCGGCACGGCCGGATTGAGGGCGTTGCAGTTCGTCATCACTTGGACTCTCCTTTAACGGGGCGCAGCGGGCAGTTGCGGCACGTGCGCCAGTGGCTCAGTTCCATCGGGTTATTGATCGGGGCGCGGCGATTGGCGAAGGACACGCATACCGTCAGCGAGATCGGCTGCCCGGTATGCGTGCACTGCACCTGTCCGAACGTCTTCAGGACGCGGGCGGCGACGCGATCGGTTTTGCCGGGATATTTGCCCGACAGGACAAGCGAAACGGTCGTTCGTGAGACGTCGAGCAGCTTGGCCACGTCGCTTTGCGACGTCGCGGCGACGGCCTCGCGAAGCATGGCGAGCCAGTCCGGATCAGCATACGTCATGGTCCGGCTCCTCTTGCCACACGATCTTCCCGAGGTTCGGGTCGTAGACCGATTTCGTGCGCTGGATCATCGGCGGGCGCGGGCCGGTGTACTTCGACGCGAGCAGGCGATACCGCGCCTGTTTCGCGCCCTTGCCACGGATGTATGCGTGACCCGGATCAACGAGCGTCAGGTAGCCGGCATGCGACAGGCATTTTACGTAGGACTGCGCTGTCGAGTCGGTGATCGCGACGTCGGGCGTCGACGCACGCATAGCCAGCTCGCGCGGCGTGAAGTCGCCCATGATGCGCATCGTGCGCCACATGTGTTCGTTACCACGCGACTGCATGACGGGCTGCCCTTTGCGATCGAGACGCGGGGCTTCGACACCAACGTCGCGGGCGAGGCGATAGTGCTTCCGATCGCTGATCGTCTTGCGCTCGCCGATCTGCTCGATGTACTCGCCGCGTTCGAGCGCTTGCAAATACGTCTGAACGGTCGCCTTGTCGATGTCAGCGGCACGGACGATGCTGTGCGGGGTGAAGTCGTCCCGCTGTCTGCGAATCGCTTCCCATACACGCTGTCGCGGCCCCTTGCCGCCGGTCAGTTCGAGGTGGGCGGGTTTTCTAGCCATGTTTGCCTCCCTTCACTACAGCCAGAGCAGCAGGCACGAGGCATGCCAGTGCAGCGAACAGGACAGCGACCGTCCAGGTCGTCAGTTCGATCCAGGTCGACGGGATCAACAAGCCGGCCAGGAGCGCAACGAACGACGCGGCGGACACGCGCGCGACGAACTGAATCGCTCGACCGGCATCGGCGGCGGCATTCGCTTCGGGTGTGATGTGGTGGTTGATCATGTCGACCTCACACGCGGCGCTTCGGCGCTTCGCCGGTGTACAGCTCGCGCTTGCCCCACTGCGCGAGGTCGATCGCATCCTTGCCGGCCATCAACGCTTCTTCCTGGATGCGTTCGAGGTTCACGCACACGCGCCGCACGGAGCCGTGCGCCAGTTCGACGAGCCGCGTGAGCAGATCGTCCGCAACCGTGATGTGCCGGCAATACAGCGTCGCGAGCTGGCGGGCGTCGTCGATCGTGACGGGCTGCGCCGGCACCCAGGCCAGCACGCGGCCGTGCATACGCTCCCACTTCTTGAGTTTGATCGGCAGCGCTTCCTCGCCGATCATCAGGATCGGTGCCTGGCTCGACTCGTACAGATCGCGGACCAGTTCGACCGCGTTGCGGTCGACCAGGTGATCCATCTCGTCAATGATCAGCGGCCGACCGGATGCGGCCAGTTCCTCGGCGACCTGATCGGCCATCTCGGGAATCGTGCCGCCGGGTTTGATACCCATCTCGAACAGGATCGCCTTCAGGAAATGCTTCTTCGTCCAGACCGACTTCGCCTGCACGTAGCGCGCGCGGCGAGCGTTCGCCACGTAGTTCGCGGCCATGCTCTTGCCGTAGCCGGACGGGCCGTAAAAGCACACGAGACCGGGCAGGTTCGCGCTGCGAGAGACGGCGCGCTCGATCGCGATGTCGCACAGGTTCAGGTTGGTGATTTGGGCGACGCCGCCTACAATCGGTTTGAGCGTGGATTCGAGTTGTGTCATGCTTGCTCCTGTTGGTGTTACTGATGGCTGGCGAGCTGCAACTCTTCAGCCTGTTCCGCGCGGCGCTTTTGCGCCGCGAACTCTTTGCTCAACGCGTATCTGCCGTACCACTGCAATTCGTCCTGGTCGGGAATGCCTCCTGTTTCGATGTGTTCGTTCAGGGTCTGCCACCGGGCAAATCGCAGTTCGGGTGTTTCCGGAAGCTGGAACACGGTGGCGGTTTCGGTAACGGCTTCCAGTTGCGATTGCGGTTCATGGGCTATGGGCGCGACCGGTTCGATGTCGATCACCGGCTCGGCATCCACGAATCGACGATTCAGGGCATCGCGCGTGATGTCGCCGAACCCTGGGATCGTGATGACCTCGGGCGTTTCGAGCGTCAGCGCTCGTTGCCCTCGACGTTCCGCCTCGACCTCGTCGAGCTTCGCCTGCAGGCGATTCGCTCGAGCATCGGCACGCTTCTCGCGGGCCTGCTCGACAGCGGACTGCGGCATGTAGTCCCGCTCGTTCGCGCCGGCCTCGGCCTGGCAGATGTAACGACCGTCGAGCGCGTAAATCCACACGAACCGCGCATCGTTGATGTCGTAAGCGACTTGAACTTCTTCGTCGTGGAATTCGAGCAGCGCCTGCGGGTTCGAATAGTGGTGATTCAGGAACCGAACCTCGCCGCGCGCGACGGTGCGCTTGATACGCGGCCGGAACACCATGCGCGCATCGTGTTCGTCGAGCGTGTCGGCCTGCCAACCTTGCGCAACATGCGCCGCCCACGCTTCATTGGGCGACATATGTCGACGCTTGCCGGTGTTCGGATCACGGATGACGGGTAGCGTGCTATGGGGACGGTCGTTGTACGCGTCGACCTGTTCCTGGCAAAACTGGATGAACGCGTCCCATCCCATCAGCGGCATCGCGCCCCCATGCTTGAGGGCGTCGCGCGTGATCTTGAACATCACGTGCTTGGCCTGGCGATCCATGTCCGCGCCCATGTACGACGGCAGTTTCTTCGCGGCGGCGACCCACAGCGTCTGGTGAAGGCGCTCGACGACACCTCGAGCTTGCGAGTTGTACGGAATCGAGTGTGTGACGACGAAGCCCAGGCGACCTTGGACGCCGACGCCTTCGTCTTTCAGCAACGCGTTCTTGTAGCCGGACCCGTTGTCGACGTAGAACATGCTCGGCACGCCGCACTTGAGTACTGCGGTACTCAGCGCGTCGAGCACTGCGAACGACGATTCGGCCAGATCGAGCGAGATGCCGACCGCGCGTCGCGTGGCGACGTCGATAATCGACGTGATCTCCGGTCGGAACGGCCGACCGTGCAGCGGGTGCTGTACCTCCGCGTCGAACGTATGACCGTCGGCCGACCAGATGTCGTTCGGCAGCAGCTTGGCGAACGTGCGGCGGATAAACGGCAGCATGGTCTTCAGTTCGCGCGATCCCATACGCCCGGTCTGCAACGTCACGCTGCCGAGCTTGTCGAGGAAGCGTCGGACCTGATGGACGCTCGGCACGTCGTATGCGACGCGCCGCACCGCGCACGCCGTCGTGAACTCGCGATAGGCTTGCTCGACCGATGGTTTCTGCGGCTGCTGATAGTGTTCGAGGAACAGCCGCGCCCACTCGGGGATCACGAAGCTCGACTTCGGAATCTTCGGTGCGAGGGAGCCCTGTTTCGCCAAGCCGAGATAGCGCTTCAGCGTGCGAATGCTCGGGAATTCGTCACCCTTGCGACCGCGCGCATCCTTGGCCGCGCGGAGCATGGCCGTTAGATGGTCGTCGAGTGTGCCGAGGCGGGCCTGCGTGAGCAGCGTGTGCATCGCCGCTTCTCGCGAGACATGGCACTGCGCCATGATGCGGTCGATCATCGACAAAATGCCCTTGCGCGCATCGGCGCGCAGGCGCTGCGCGTCCGTTTCGACGAGTTGCAGTTGCTGCTCGCGGCGGATGATTGCCTTGGCCGGTTGCGTGGGGGCGGATGTGACGAGCGCCGCCGACGCGCGGTGACGAATCGCCGCTTGTGCTTCAGCAGGCAGGCTGTCGAGCGCGTATTCCAGGCCCTTGCCCTTGGTGCGGCGACGTGCCGCCCACTTTTCCCTGGTCGCGCTGTAGCGCACGCCCTGTTCGGTGGTCGGCACCCCAGGCAGGCCGAGCATCGCAAGTTCTGGAGCGGTGTAGTGGGATTTGACGACGACCTGCATCACTCGGCCTCCACTGCATCGAACCGCAGTTCGGGCGCGCGATCCTTCGTGACGTTCTCGCGGTGATAACCGGCTTGCGTCATCGCATGAGTGAGCGCCGTGACCGCTTCCGCCTGTTCATGGCCGGATTCGTAATAGCGGCACAGCACCGCAGCCGCGTCGGCGAATGCAGATTGCAGCGACGCCAGATCAGTGACGCGGGGACGGCGGCCAGTCGGGATTTCGATGACGACGCGACGGCCGTCCGCGATGCACAGGTATTCGCTAACAAAGCGCGCGCCGCAGAATTCTTCGAATTGACGCACGCGGTTCAGTGGCATCGATGTATCGGCGAGCCAGCGGTACAGAGTCTTCACTTCGACGCCCATCAGATCGGCCAACACCTTCGCGGGCCGACGGTGCGCGGCGGCGTGTTCAACGCACAGCTCGAAAGCCTCGCTCAGGCTCGTCGCGTACAGGGATTTCCAGGTCCGTTTTCTCATCGTCATGATGTCCAGGTCGAGAATTGCGCCGATAGCGCGCCAGAGTCGGGGCGGATACGATTCAGTCCATCGCCGCAGTGGCGGACCGCACACTTCGTGGCACACAAACAGGAGATGACGGTGACAAAACGGGCGTAAAATTGCGTTTCTCGTATCGGCTCGGCCAGATAGTTTCGGGCTCGACACCGATTGCGTTCGCGATGATGCGTTCGGCTTTCGGATATGAACTGTCGAATGCCTTACGAAGCGCGCTGGAGTTGCTGTAGCCGCACGCGTTCGCCAATCGCCGAATGTTCCAGCCCTTTTTTTCGAGGGCGTGCTTGATGTCCGCCTTGTCCCAATCCTCGGCGGCTTTTTTTGAGGTATCAGATGTGCGCATGTGCTCATCGCCTTCACTAAACATGTGAGCACATGGTAGCCAGATTGTTTCGACTGTGCAATCGAAAATTTGCGTCTTGTCGAAAATTTCGTTTCTTTTTCGGTTCCGGCGCGACAAAAATGGTCGCCGGGAACGAAATTTATTTTTCGGATCAATGACCTATGACGGAATCGAAAGCCGATGACCGAACAGATGTGTCGGTTTCGTTTCTTGCTCCCGGAATCGAAAGCCGGATTGATGAGCTTTGCCGCAGGATCGGCGACCGGGAAGCTGCGGCGGCGGTAGCCGGCGTTTCGGCTGTGATGTTGCGCCGGTACATTAAGGGGGAGAGCAAGCCCCCGTTCGAAGTCATTGCGAATCTCGCACGAGCGGCCGGTGCGGGGTTGGACTGGGTAGCGTTCGGGGACGCTGCTCCAGCGGCAAGCGGCGCTCACACGGACGCGCTTCGGAGCGAAGTTCCTCAAGCCGTCGACGTGCGGGACACGCTTGGAAACGCGGTGGACGTGTCCGAATTCGTCTTTATTCCCCGGTACAACGTGAAAGCTGCGGCCGGACACGGCCAGGCAGTCACCGATGAAACGCTCAAGCACACGATGGCATTTCGTCGGTACTGGATCGAGAACTATTTACATGCGTGTCCGACCGACCTGTCGGTGCTATCAGTAAAAGGGGATTCTCTTCAGGGGGTGTTGAACGATAGGGATGTGATCCTCATCGATCGAAGCCAAACGACCGGCTCGGCCGGCCTTTACGTGCTTCGGATCGACGGAGACGTGATCGTCAAAACGCTGCAACGGCTACCAGGTGGCATTCTCAAGGTAAGCAGCGCGAATACCGCATACGAGCCATTCGAGGTCAATATGGTGCAGCCGCCGTCCGACTTCGAAATCATCGGCCGTGTCGTGTGGGTGGGCCGGCAGATATAGAGGGTGTGGATAACTTCCACTTCCCGCTTATTCCGGTGTCAAAATCTTTGCGAAATCCGCGCATTTCGCAGTCATTTCTCGCAGAATCCTTCGCGCTCCGTCGCGACCGCCGAAATCGCCCGACGCCTTGTGTGGCGGGCGTTCGAGCGGCTTTCAAGTTCTGATTCTGGTTGGGTCAAATCGAGCACCTCCCCACA